GAGCCTTACCCGTGCGAGAGCATCGCCGAGTGCCGTGAATACGTGGACAATATGTTGGCTGAAGAAGCCGGCGAAGGTTCGCAAGAGCAATCCATGGAAGGCCCCGAGAAGTACGGCCAGATGTGGAACGAAGAAGCGGCCAGCCGCAAACCCCAACCGGGCCTGATGGCCTAATCTCAAGGAGCTACACATGCAAGACTACTCAAACCCAGAATCACGCAACACAATGCGCGCAGCCGGCGGCATGACAGGTAACGCGGCCAAGATGCCCGGCGCAGCCATTGGCGGCGGCGGCAATCAGACTCAAGGCAAGGGCGAGATCCCCGGCAAAGTGTCTGTGCCAATGCCCGGCACCAACACTACTCAGTCCGCGTTCAAGAAAGAAGGCGGCGCGGTCAAGGCACCCGTTGGCTTCAACAACGGCATCATCAATGGAATGATCTAATGGCCAAGCCCGGCTTGTACGCCAACATCCAAGCCAAGAGAGCTCGCATAGCCTCTGGCTCGGGTGAGCGCATGCGCCAACCCGGCGACAAGGGCGCGCCCAGCAAGGCCGACTTTGTCGAGTCAGCCAAGACGGCAAAGCCGGCCAAGGCCGGCATCATCCGGGGGGCAATGAAGTGAAGACGCCCGCTTGGCAGCGCAAAGAAGGCAAAGCGCCGTCAGGTGGCTTGAATGCGGCCGGCCGGCGCAGCGCCAAAGCCGATGGCATGAACCTCAAAGCTCCAGTCAAAGCCGGCGACAATCCTCGCCGCGCTTCCTTCTTGGCGCGCATGGGCAACATGCCCGGCCCCGAACGCAAGGACGGCGAGCCAACGCGCTTGCTGCTGAGTCTCAACGCATGGGGTGCCAGCAGCAAAGCTGACGCCAAGAGCAAGGCCAAGGCGATCAGCGCGCGCAACGAAGGCCTTGTGCGAGGAGCAATGAAGAATGGCAAGTAGACGAAACCCAAGTCGTAACTCCGATTTAGCCGGGGCACCGCCAAAGCTGGCGACCATGGATGATCTGGCAATTCCGACAGCAGCCAAGACAGGCCGCGCGCACCCAGTGAGCAAGAGCGCCAGCACAAGCCGCGCGCCGCACCGAATCAACCTTCGTGCTGTTGCAGAAGCCTGCATCGAAGAGGGGCTCGATCCGGCCGTCGAGATCGCCAAGGCTTTGAAGGCTACGATCCCGATGATGCGCAGTGGTGTGCAAGTATTTGACGACAAAGGCAAAGCGGTCATGGTGCCGTTGCTGGATGTCGACACGCGCATGCGAACGCTCAACGAGTTTCTGCAATACACGCAGCCAAAGCTGAAAAGCATCGAGGTCAAGATGTCCGGCACGCTGGACTTGACCAGCGATCAATTGGATGCACGCTTGAACATGTTGCTCGCGAAGGCTGCAAAATGAAAAACATTCTCTTGGCACTGTTGGTCCTAGTAGGCTCTGCCCATGCGCAGGTCACCACCTGCAACGGCGACTTCGCCCTGTGTGCAGCAAGCACTTGCAAGCCAACAGGCAAGACGATCACGACGAACACTGGCGACAGCTACCCCGAGGTGGTGTGCCGATGCCCGGTGCTCAACGGCATAGCGATCGCTGACCCAACGATGGGCAACATGAAGGGGTCATGCACCCCTACCGATGACAAGCATGTCTGGAGTTTGTTTGCGCCGCGCATGCACTACCCGCAGGAAGCCAGCGGGTTCAGCAAGCGTCCCAAGGATATGAAGGTCACGGTCCAAGCCTGCGCGGCTTCCCTCATGCAGGGCGCCAATGCCAGCAACTGTTTTAGTTTCAACTGCGAGCGAGGCCCTGATGGCATTGCGCTGTGCAAGTGCCCAATGGGCCAAGTGCCGGCAGAGACCGCGTTCATCATCGAGGCCGGGCAGGGCGATCCCAAGGCGTGTTACCAGCACCCGGTCAGCTTCCCGTATATGCCCAAGGGAGCTAAATGATCCAGCTTGACCGCATCAACACTGCGCTGCTAGACGACGACGAGAAGCGGGAGCTGTACGAGCTTCTGCGCATGAAGGACATCCGGGCCAAACGCAATCGATTGGCGACCTATACGCCGTACAAGAAACAGACCGAGTTCCACAGTGTCGGTGCCAACTACCGTGAGCGATTGTTCATGGCAGGCAACCAGCTTGGCAAGACGTGGGCCGGGGCCTTCGAGGTCGCGATGCACACGACAGGCCGCTACCCATCGTGGTGGACAGGCAAGCGATACAACTACGCCATTCGGTGCATGGTTGGGTCCGAATCGGCCGAGTTGACCCGCAAGGGTATTCAGCGTTTATTGCTGGGCCCGCCTGAGATGCGCGAGGAGTGGGGCACAGGTGCCATTCCGTTTGCCTGTGTGCGCGACACCAGCATGAAGCAGGGTGTGCCCGATGCGGTCTCAAGCATTGTCGTGCGGCACGAATGCGGCGAAGACAGCGTGATCCAGTTCAACAGCTACGACCAAGGCCGCACCAAGTGGCAGGCCGACACGGTCGACTTGGTGTGGTTCGATGAGGAGCCACCGCTGTCGATTTATTCTGAGGGCTTGACCCGTACGCAGGCAACGGCCGGTCAGGTCTTCGTGACCTTCACGCCATTGCTTGGCATGTCCGAGGTCGTCAAGCGATTCCTACTGGAGAAGCCGGCGTCATCGACCGTCACCAACATGACGATCAGCGACGCTGAGCACTACACGCCAGAGCAGGCTGAGGCGATCATTGCCAGCTACCCTGAGCACGAGCGCGAAGCACGGGCCAAGGGCATTCCCATTTTGGGATCTGGCCGTGTGTTCCCTGTAGTCGAGGAAGCGATCAAGATCCGGGCATTCCCGATCCCGCCTCACTGGGCGCGCATTGCGGCGATTGACTTCGGTGTCGATCACCCTACCGCCGTCGTGTGGATGGCTTGGGACAAGGACAGCGACACGCTCTACGTGACCGACTGCTACAGACGCAGTGAGCCCGGCATTGCTGGCCACTCGATGGCTGTGCGTGCACGAGGCGAGTGGGTGCCAATGGCTTGGCCGCATGACGGCTTGCAGCGCGACAAGGGCGGCAGCGGTGAGCAGCTGGCCAAGCAGTACAAGGACCAAGGCTTGAACATGATGCCCAACCGGGCTACGTTCGAAGATGGCAGCAACGGCGTTGAGGCCGGTTTGTCCGAGATGTTGACACGCATGCAGACCATGCGCTTGCGCGTGTTCTCGCATTTGGAAGACTGGTTTGAAGAATTCAGGCTGTACCACCGCAAAGACGGTATGGTCGTTAAAATCAGCGATGACTTGATGTCGGCAACGCGATACGCCATGATGATGCGTCGCTTTGCCAAGACTCAGGAAGAAGCCGAGGGCCGTATGCGTTCTAGCCGCATGGCCCCGACGCTGCAATTCAACGTGTTTGACCCAGTCACTGGGTATTGATTAACCTTAACAGAGGAAACTTTCATGGCTACTATCACACCAACAATCGATCGCGACTCAGTCCCCGGCGTGGTCCTTGCCTCATGGGCTGACTTGGCTACCAACGACGTGGGTGCTGGCGTGCCAATTGCCTATGCAGCCGCCTTAACCGGCCAAGTGAGCGGCACCTTTGGCGGCGGCACGATTACATGGCAAGGGTCCAACGACAACACCAATTGGCACCCCCTAACCCAGCGGAGCGGCACGACCAACATGGCTTTTACAGCAGCCGCAGTTCACACCGCTAACGAGAACCCAGCGTGGATTCGTCCCGCAGTTACCAGCGGCACAAGCGTTGCAATTGACTGCACTTTGGCTATTCACGCACGCTACGCCAAAGCGCCTTACTAAGCTGAGGATTGAAACTTATGGACTTCGAATCACAACAGACCGACGCCGAGTACGAAGACCCGGAAGAGAAGCTGCGCAAGAAGGCGGAGAAGCTGCAATCTTTCGGCTCTTCGCTTGGCGGCCAGCGCGACGAATGGATTCGTTCGCGCGGCTCCTACGGCGTTGACAAGCGTTGGATCGAAGACGAGGACCAGTACAACGGCAAGGACAACATCAACAAGGCAGCCAGCCAAATGATGACCAGCGTGGAGCAGGGCTACCCTGTGACCACGCAGGGAGCCAAGCCCCACCGCTCGACGGTGTTTATTGGCATGACGCGCCAGAAGACCAATGCTGCCGAGGCACGCCTTGCAGACATTCTGCTGCCGACCGACGATCGCAACTTTGGCATTCAGCCAACGCCCAGCCCCGAGTTGATGGGCATGAGCAAGGACAACAAAGCGGCCATGGACCAACAGGGCCAGCCAGTCATGGGCGAAGACGGGCAGCCAGCCCGCGTGCGTGACGTTGTCAAGGCTGTGCTTGAGATGGCCACCAAGAAGGCCAACGCCATGCAGACCGAGATCGATGATCAGCTGGTCGAGTGCAACTACAACGGCGAGTTGCGCAAAGTGATTCACGACTCTGCCGTGCTTGGCACCGGCGTGATCAAGGGTCCGATTGTCACCAACCGCACACGCAAGGCTTGGCAGCCAGTCACCGACAGCACAGGCCAAACGGTCCATCAAGTCGAGATTGTGCAAGAGATCAGCCCTGCCTCGTTCCGCGTTGACCCGCGCAACGTCTGGCCAGATCCCGGTTGCGGCGAGTCGGTGCACAACGGCAAAGGCCTTTACGAGCGCGAACAGGTCACGGCCAAACAAATCCGCGACCTTGCCAAGCAGCCCGGTTTCTTGAAAGCCCAGCTGCGCAAAGTGTTGGAAGAGGGGCCTAAGCAGTCCGCCACTCTGCGCGAGTTGACCGACGAAGACCAGCGCGACATGACGCGCCTGACCTACGAGATGTGGACCTATTGGGGCGAAGTGGACCACGACGACCTTGACTCTGCTGGCGTTGATGTGGGCGAGAAGGACGAGCTGCGCAGCGTCAGCGCTTGCGTCGTCATGATCAACAACACTGTGGTCAAGGCGTTCTTAAACCCACTGGAAGGCGGCGACATACCCTACGACTTCTTTGTCTGGGAGAAGGTTGCGGGCACAGTGTGGGGCTACGGCATCCCGTACCTCATGCGCTCACAGCAAAAGGTCCTAAACGCTGCGTGGCGCCAGATGATGGACAACGCCGGCGTGTCCAGTGGCCCACAGATCGTTATCAAGCCCGGGGCCATCCAGCCAGCGGACAAGCAGTGGCAGCTATCCTCCCGCAAGATCTGGTACGCAACCGACGACATTGACGACGTGCGCAAGGCGTTTTCGACCTTTGAGTTCAACAGCCACCAAGTTGAGTTGGCCGGCATCATCAAGATGGCCACCGAGCTGGCAGACGCTGAGACCGGCGTGCCTACGATCATGCAGGGCGAGAAGGGTGCAGCGCCAGACACTGTCGGTGGCATGCAAATGTTGATGAACAGCGCCAACGTGGTTTTGCGCAGGCTCGTCAAACAGTTTGACGACATGATTACCAAGCCTCACATCCGTCGCTACTACGACTACAACATGATGTACAACGAGGACGAAGAGATCAAGGGCGACTTTACAATCGACGCCCGTGGCTCAAGCGCCTTGGTGGTCCGTGACATCCAGAACCAATCGTTTTTGAACTTGCTTGCAGCCGGGGCCAACCCGATCTACGGCATGTACCTCGACACGCAGAAGCTGTTTGAGAAAGCCTTGCAGGCCCAGCACATTGACCCAGCCGAGGTGTTCAAGCCGGAGGAAGAGATTGAACAGATCAAGGAAGCACAGAAGCAGGCAGCCGCTCAAGGCCCCGCGCCTGACCCAGCCATGGCCGTGGCGCAGATGCGTGCAGAGGCTGAGATGCAAAAGACCCAATTGCAAAACCAAGGCGACTTGCAAGAGCTGCAAGTGCGGCAGGCGATCGCTGCGCAAGAGGCCGACCTGCGCATCATGCAGTTGGAGATGACGCGCGAGATCGAGATGCTGAAGCTGTCCAATTCTCAGAACATCAGCCTTGAGAAGATCAAGGCTCAATTGGCCGACACCGCCATGAAGGAGCGCAGTCGTAAAGAGCTGTTTGCTGCTGAGCGCGATCTGGCCCTGAAGACTGGCTCAGGAATCTAAGGAGAACAAAACATGACACCAAATGAAGCAGCCGAACTAATGCGGCGGGCTCAGGTCGGCGGTATAGCAACATCAGAATTTGATGCTGGCGGTGGGTACGCTGCCGTGAAAAAATTGGCTGAGTCAAACACCACTGGCTATCAGGCAGGCGTCCGAACTGTGGCGGACATGGCGAAGTATGCCCCTACCGACGCAATAACAAGGTTTGATCCTGCCGGGCAAGGAGGCTTGGGCGAAACATTCTATGCAAGCGGCAACTCCGCAACTGGTGGGGCACCCTTAGCTGCTGCTGCTGCTGCTGAGGCAGTAGGCTACTCCGGTCTGGCGGGTGCCAACAAAGGCGAAGCGACTCCGGCGGATCGCCTCAGCGGCTACGGCTACGTCACGACACGGGCACTGGCAGAACTATCACTTGGGCGCCAACTTGACAACTCCGAAGAGAGTAAGGCAGCCCTTAACCGCGCCGGCAAGGCCATGTACGACGACGTCGGTGCTAATCTGGACGCTCGTAATTGGAACGCTATCATGGCATCCAAGGATCCGCTTAAAGCTGCGGAGGACGCGCTTAAAGCCATGTACAGCGACAAGGCTTATTTAAATGCCAACACCAGCCACGTACTGGCCCAAGGCTATTTGCCTGAACAAGCGGATCACACGTACAAGCAAATGGCCACTCGCGTTGGCTCAACTTACGACCCTAACTGGTCTAAAGGTACAAAGTTTGAGGGCCAATACGACACCGCTGCGTATCTCAACAACATAAAGAATTTATCGGGCGACGCCCTCGCAACCTACGAGAACAGCGTCTGGACCAAGTGGGGCGGTAACCCAAGAGTCACCGCGTCTAAGGGTGTGGTCAACACAGGTGCCAGCACAAACTCGGCCTTTGTGCCCGCAACAACAGCCGGCCAAATCACCGGAACAAGCAACACAACACCCGGCGCTACAATTAACGCGGGCAGCGCGGCGGTTACGGGGGGCGCGGCTACGGGCACCAACACCGTCACGCCCGGCAGCACGGGCGGCACTGGCTTGATTGCCGGTGCTACAACAGCTAATTCAACAGCCACGTCAACGGCGGGCAGCTCGCCTACAACGGCTGGCTTGGTTGCTAAGGCCAACACGCAGACTTTGCCAATTCAGCTTAATGCTCCAACGGCAACGGGCGGCGGAGGCCTATTGACGGGAGCCAACACCCTTGGCTCTACTCCCGGCACGTTTAGCATACCTAACACGTTGACAGGCAATGTCAATGACGGTGGTTTGATTTCGGGCGTGGCTCAACAACTTTCTACGCAAAACGCACAGGTCGGTCTGCCTACAGGCATGACACCAAAGATTGGGGTGATGGGCAACAACACTGGTGCCGAGAGCATCACAGCGTACAACCCTTACGGCTTTACCGGGGCAAACACCGCAACAGGCAATTCACAAAATTGGTACAACTCTAAAACCGGCCAGCGTTACACAGCCCCTGCCGGTACGTGGGCCCCACCTAGCGCGGACTGGGCTAAGGCATGAGCGTTCTTGCCCGGGATCTTGACGCGTACAACCGCGCCTTGCAGGCCTACCAGCAAAAGGCTGGTACGTTTAACAAGGGCGTGGACCAGTACAACGCAAGCATGGTCAGAGACTCTAATGAAAACCCATATGTGTATCGGGGCGAGTACGACCCCATTGCAAAAAACTACGGGACTTTTTACACGGCTGACAAAACTTCGGGCAAATTGACCGGAACGACGGCGCCCGCCGGTTACGCTGGTATAACTGCGATTGCTGACAGCCCCGGCTTTTCAATGGTCAGACAAAACCCAACGAGCACGCAAACCAAGACAAGGGCGGACGTGTACAAGGACGGCGGCGGCTTTGATGAATACGGCAACAAAGGGGCCGAATTCTATTACGTGATTGGCCCACCGGATGCCGAGGGTAACGGGACTAAAAAGATTCTCAATCCTGACAAAATCCGCGTGATTGACCAGAAGGAAGGTGCCGAAATAAGAGACGGCAACGGCGACATCGCGCGCGCCCCCACAACGTACACCATCGAGTACGACGAAAGCAGCTTTGCGGATAAGCCGGGTGAGTTCACCGAAACCTTTGACAAGACGGCGCCAGATCCAACAAAGGCCCAGATTGCCCAAGCTGCCCGTCTATCGCTGGCTCAGCAAGAAGCAGGGTTGATTGGTGAGGTTGTCAGGGGCAAGCCACTTAAATCTGGGGCTGGTGGGCTGATCAAAAGCAAAATGGACAAAAAGAAAATACCCGACGCTACTCCGGAAGTCGCTGCCGGCGGGTCCGACAACTCCTATTACGGGACGTTTTAAATGAATAAATTTATTTGTTGCGTATTGCCCACAGTTTGGTATAGAATTTCTTTGGGCGAAGTGCGCCCAAAATTTACCAAAGCCAGCCCCCGAGCTGGCTTTTTTTATGACTGATTACTCATCGGGCACATGGCACCAATTGCGCAAGTGGGCAGAAGCCCAACTTGAGCAGGCCAGAACAAAGAACGACGCTGTCGCGCTCTCTGACAACGAGACAGCTGCGTTGCGCGGTGAGATACGCATGCTAAAAAGATTTCTCGACTTGCCCAACGCGGCAACTCGGGGTGTGGTGGTCGAGCCGGATTAACGTCCCGCTTGGCCTTTTTAGTGGGCCGTTGAAAGACGGCTTTTATTGGAGAGCAAAAAGTGGAAGAAAACCAACTGTCTTCGGAAGAAGCGCAAAGTTTGTGGGATGAAGAGGCGTCAAAACTGGGTGCCGACGGTGATACGTCCGCATCTGATTCTTTAGCCGCTGCGCCGGAAACGCCGCAGGAACTTGACCTTGAACAAGCGCAGATCGAACAGCCGGAAGATCCCTTAGCTGGGCTATCCCCAACGGTCCGTGCCAAACTGGCGCAGATCGACGATTTAGCACAGGCAAATGCTCAACTGCTGCACCATGTCAAAACGACAGAGGGTCGCGTGGCAGCGATGCAACGAGAGGCTCAGCAGCGTCAAGCAGCAATGCAAGAAGCGCCTACGCAGACAGCCATCGTTAGCGCGGTCAAAAACCCGGAGAAGTGGGAGCAGCTCAAGCAGGATTTCCCCGAGTGGGCAGGAGCGATGGAGGAATACGTCGCAGCAAAGGTGGGAGGCCAGCAGCAGCAACAAGTTTTGACACCCGAACAGGTGGCAGGCTACGTGCAGCAGCAGGTCGCACAAACCCGAGCTGAGATGGGTCGCCTCATGGAAGAAGCGCGAATTGAAGGCAAGTACGAGAACTGGCGCGATACGGTCAACACGACTGAATTCGCGCAATGGTTCACCGTACAAGCACCTGAGACTCGAGCCCTCGCTGACAGCTCGGCAGCCAAAGACGCAATCAAGATGCTTGACTTGTTCAATACATCCAGATCAGTCTCGGCTACGGATATCAGGCAAGAGCGCGGAGCACGTCTTGCAGCGGCCGCGACAACTCGAACTGGCCAGACACCGCCGCCTAAAACACTTGGCGACATGTCACCAGCGGAACTGTGGAACTACGAAGCCAAGAAACGTGAGCGAGAGCTCAAAGAACGCGGCTATTAAATCAATTTTCAAAAAAGGAAACTAGACCATGTCTATTCAAAATTACGGCACCGTAGCATCGCGAAATCTAATCCGCGCTGCCCAAGGTATGCTTGAACACGCACAGCCCATCACTGTTTTGGGCGACTTCGGTACTCAACGCGAGATGCCCCAGAACTCGACAGACACCTTGGTGTTCCGTCGTACTTTGCCTTTCGGCGCATCTACTACAGGTACAACAATCGAGAACTCTTCTCGCTATGTTGGTACTCCTGACATCACCGCTTCCAACTTCGTGTTGGCTGAGGGTGTGACACCTAACGCAAACACGATCTCTTTCCAAGACGTGTCTGTTCAGTTGCAACAATATGGCGTGCTGTTCAAGTACTCCAGCAAAGTTGAGCAGCTGTACGAAGACGACATCCCCGGCGAAATGGTCAAGCTCACAGGCGAGACATTGGCTGAGGTGATGGAGATGGTTCGTTACGGTGTGTTGAAGGCCGGCTCTACTGTGATCTATGCAAACGGTTCTAGCCGCTCTGCAATCAACACAGCGATCAGCTTGAACGCAATCCGTAAAGCAGCTCGTACACTTGAGTCCAACCGTTCACGCCGCGTGACCAGCCGTTTGGCTCCCGGTGTCAACTTCGGTACTCGCGCTGTGCAACCCGCATACGTTATCTTCTGCCACACTGACGCTGTCAGCGACATCCGTAACTTGCCCGGCTTCACCCGTGTGGAAGAGTACGGTTCATTCAAGCCAATCCATGACCGCGAAATCGGCGCTTGCGAAGACTTCCGTTTCATCAGCTCACCCCTGTTGAAATCCTTTGCTGCTGCTGGTTCTGCAACCTTGAACGGCATGTTGTCTGTTGGCGCTGCTAACGTTG